CCCATTCCCCTCCTCCTTCCCCCTATTCGAGTCCCAGCCCCAGCCCCACCCCCAGCCCTAGCCCCAGCCCCAGCCCTAGTCCAAGCCCCAGCCCCAGTCCAAGCCCTAGCCCCAGTCCAAGCCCCAGCCCCAGTCCAAGCCCTAGCCCCAGTCCAAGTCCAAGTCCAAGCTCTAGTTCTAGTTCTAGCTCAAGTCCAAGTCCAGTCACTAAGTAGAATGGGCAACTGTGTTGGAGGCGAATGTCCTGTACCTGCGCGTGTACCTGCAGCTAAAACTATGATAAACTATACAATTAATGATTATATAGCCTTATTATTTACAGGAGCCTATACCTTACAAGATCTCTATAGTAATTCTGCAGATACAACCAGCTTTGTCACGTTTGCTCATAGTGGACTTGATCATAAGATTTTTCAACTGAATGCTAAATATAATGACGAAGTGATCGGATTTCTTCGTGGGGATTTTTATCCTACGCAAAAGGTTATCTATGTTCGTCTCATTGAACGAACTTCACCTGATCATAAAGGCATAGGGAAGAAGTTAATGCAGATTCTTGTATGTAAAGCATATATATTGAACTATACGATACACCTTACTGCTCTACCCCAGTCAACGGATGTGATGAGCCCCCTGTTTACCTATTATAATAATCTCTTTGCAAGAGGAGAAAAATCGGCACGAAAAGGAAATGTCGTGGTAAATAGTATTACCGAAGAAGTCTATCAGCACTATACTGTTGATCGGGCTCATATTGTCAGGATTGTACAAGATATTCTTGGCATCCGTGGTGTGAACATTCCAGCAAAGACACCTGCGAATACTAATATTCGGCGTCGTCGCGCATCTCAATATGTTCGTGTACCAATCACTCAAAAGTATCCTATTCTACGATCGAATACCAGAAAAGTAAGAACCTCATCTCCCCTGAGTCCTAACTATCGATTCAATGCGGAACGACGAGCGAATGAACGTGCAGCACTTGAGAACCGTGAAACGAAACGACGTGCACAACGGGAACAACATCAACAGAATGAACATGCACAACGCGAAACCTTACGACGAAAAGCACTAGAAGAGCGGTATCGAAACCGTACTCCCAATCAATTACAAGCTGAAATCGATGCTATTGCAGAAGAGATGGGATATGATCCTCGTTACTTATAGCCGAGCCGCGGAGAAACTCTATGAGCTTCGACTACCTGAGTGCAGAATATCTCGGAATGTTAAAGGATACGAATGAATGTATCAAGTATTTAATGGCACATATTCGTGGTCTCGAGACGAGCATGAATGATCTACGTGTAGAACTGAAGGAAAAGGATGAGAAGCTCATGTACTACATGTCCAAAGATTCCTTCAGTATTAGTCGGGCTGAGCTAAGTAGCTTTTTCGCGGTTGTGAAGAACAGACGCGAAACAGATAAGGAATGGGACTTATTTCAAGAAACCTTTCATTCAAAGGTACAGATTCAGATTTATGCGTGGATTGATGCGTTGCCGCAAGGCTAAGGCCTCAATGAGGTACTGTAACAGGGCTGACATACCGATTTGCTTGCTGCTCTATCTTTGGAATAAGATAGCGCAATGATTCGTCAATAATATGAACTGGAGGACGGGGAAAGCCATTGAATTCACTACTGGTTACAGAGGTATATGCACCCATGCGGGGAAAGAGCAGCCAGTCTCCTTCCATCAATTCTTCCATCGACTCTGACATGGCGATCATATCCACACTATCACACGTTCTGCCAAAGAGAATGCCTGGCGTCTTCTTCCTCTCGTCTCCCCCAACCCGAATCCACGTCGGTTTTGCACAGTCAAAGGGAATACAGGAGAACTGTCCATATACACTTTCATCAATCGTATACCGATATCCAGGTCGCCCATTATTCGCCTTCTTTCCAATGACTTTCACAAAGAGCGCGTGACTTCCCTCGGAAAAATAACGCCCAGGTTCAGCAATCATACTTGTATGAGGAGGAACAGCACGGATCGCTTGGCGAATGACACGGGCAGAGTCCATAAACCTATCCTCTGTAAACCCTCCACCAATATCAATGACATGAGCATGATGGTGCTCGCGAAGAATCTCAATTGAATCAGATGCTTGCTGAATGGCTCGCGTATACTGTGAGACATCATGACATCCAGAGCCGACATGAAAACTGATTCCCGCTAAGGCAAGTTTCCGTGCAGCATACTTGCTTATGGCTGCCACTTTGTCGAGAGGGAGTCCAAACTTTCGGCCAAAGGGCACGACACTCTTTGTATCATCGACCAGGATCCGTAGTAAGGCATCTCCTTGCCACCGTTCTTCCACTAACTTGTCAATCTCTTCATACGAATCAACGACCGTTCGAGTCACTGCCGCCCCCTTGGCAAAGACAAGATCACTTCTCGCCTTACAAGGATTTGCGTAAATGATCTCACTGGCCAGAGCTCCTGTATCAAGAACTGACTTGATTTCACCCACACTCGCACAATCAAACTGCACTCCATCTTCGTGAAGCCAGTCTAAGAGAATGCTACTGTGATTTGATTTTACTGCATAATAAGGAGTTACAGAGGGAAGGAGACCTTTCCATAGGGTAACAGAACGTCGAACATCCTGTCGCGATGCTACGTAAAAACTACCGGAGCTCCCTGCTTTTGTAACAAGTTCGGCTAATTTCTTCAGTGTATACCCTATCTAGACAAAAAGAGTTTAGACCTCAGCCTTTGGACAAAGGGCAACGGCCAAAGATTCATTCCAGCAGCGTACATTCAAACAGAAGGGTGAAATCCTTGCCATTAAAATCAACCGGTTGATAAAACTCGTCTCGGAAATCCACTTGGATACTCGTTAGGCGGGAAATAGGTTGAGGAAGACTGAAGGAAATGGGAGTAAAGGTTTCTTTATTCAAGAATTTATATCCATTTGTATTTGTATCTAGATATATAATTGCAAATGGAGATCTGCGCCCAGAGCCGCGACTGATACAGGAAAGATCGAGAGAATTCTGGACATTCAAATATAAGTATAGCCGTGTTAAATGGGTAGACAAATCAAGGGGATGGGGAGCAACCAGGGCGCCTCGTTCGCCAATATAATCCGAGGAATCAAATCCTAAAAGCAGGGCAGGGGTTCTCAGTTCAATCAGAGCGCCCGTAGTTGGATCAAAGATGTCAGGACGCTGGGCTGAAAAAAATAAGAATTCAAAGTCCTCGCCGCTATCTTGAATAAAGACGAGTTTTCCCAATGCACTTCGTCTGACAGAATACGTATGTTTCGACGCAATGGATAGCGCGAGGGGAAGTTCTGCAATCAAGGCTTCTTCAGTATAATACCCCACAGGAATGACGATCTCACGAAACAGGTTTCCTTCGCGAATGGTAAACCGGTTATTATTCGGCGTCACATTCATCGGTTTGGCAGGAATTGTCGCCCCAACGAGTTCAATAGATCGAACATCCTTGATAGGAGTTTGGAGCGAATACTGGAATGGATTGGATTTCACAGCATTTGTATAGTTCCTATCACGACTATTTACTTCCAGGAGGAGAGTCCGTGTTTTGCGAGAGGAAAGTGGGCGTTCTTTGAGGAGAAGAGCTTGGGCACTAGTTTCGGTTGCCATCTTTCTTTTCCTGCTCTTTTAACCAGGCACGGAATGCGCGACACTTTTCGGGGAAATACGAACCAGAGTCTGTTGCATCCGAATGGACAGCCTTTAACTTGATCGATGCAAGGGCATGCAGTTCCTTCTCGCGCGGAGTCAAGGTTGCTTGCCATTCCTTGACACGATCCATGTGGACTAAAGATTGGGGGATTGAGGTGGAACAATTTTTAGAGGGAAAAAATTGAAGTCAGGGCGAGGGGAGGATCACTGTCCCCCAATGCTCACATCTCTGCCTGAAGATATTCTGGGTCATTGTATTTACTCGTATCTTTCTGTCGAGGATCGAACGGCCGTCAATCGGATTCTTCCCCCTGAGATGCGGTGGTCGCCTCGCGTGGCGAAGGAAAGGCTCACGAACTTTACCTTCCTGTATTCCAAATCAAAGCTGAGAATGTATATGCTAAACAATGAAGACGGAACCTGCTATCGCCGACGACGTCTTATTCTTCGTATGTTCAAACACTATAAACGCTACGCTCCTATGCTACAGGGCTGTCTATCTCTACGCCTCATGTACCTGAAGAAACTTGCCGAGTTATCGTGTGATAGGGAAGGATCGTCCCCTGCCTTTCTTCGCAGCATTCGTCCGTTAGCCGAAGAGATTCGCGCATCTCTCGAGACAACCTACCCGTATCTCGGGGAAAGAAAAATATGTCAAGGGTAGATGTTAGCTGCCGCTAAAGACGGGCGACCCTTATCCTCCTTTCACAAGGGGGATGTCATTCACGTCTCCAATAAAATGTCAAAGGGATATTCGTATACGTTATCTGAACCTCCAGGAAAAAATTTCGCAGAAGGATTCGAGCCTTACGTGACTCCTGGGGAAATGTTGAAGCTCGGTGTCTTTGGAGGAAAGTATTTGAATGATGGTACATCCGAATTCCCTAAGGAATGGTTCCTTGATGCGATCGATAAACTTTCCCCCGAAGGAACGAATGTGGATCTGAATTATTTTCATGTTGATTCACGGCTCAGTCGTTCCGAATGGAAAAAGGCGGGCTGGCTTCCATCAAGTAGACGTACTGTTCGCATCAAGAAACGGGCAGTCTTATCTGATGCGAAGAAAAATCCTGATGAGCGGGGATGGTTTCAATGGTATTGCCGCTACTGGCTAGGACGCCGACTCCCTGAACTCGATGCGGTGCAGATTCAGAGGTGGAAGAATTTCAAACGACATTATTCGGCTGTACAAAAGGCGTGCAAAAGCTTGACGTGCCGCCCTAGACAGAGACAGGCGCTCTTACAGTGGGCATGGAAGTATGATTAGGGGGAGTATCCATTTAAAGTTCCTCTTGAGGAACGGAATAGATGCTCTTCTCCAATGCTCCTACCGTCGTTCCCACGACCATTGCTAGACCTGTTACAAGTCCGATCCGTACCCGTGCTAAGCCTTTCTGGCGTATTCTTACTGTCCCCAGTGACAAAAAACCTGAACCTCCCCCCAAAAAGTAATGCGGGTAAATTCTCCGTCTAAGTAGAATGCTCCCTTCTAAATCAAATGCAGCTGGTGCAACTCCTTTCCGCGGCAGTGTGCGCTCCACATGGCAACCCAATGTTATCCCAGGAAACACCCCAGTCGTACCAGAACAACCAGTGGCACAGCCAGTGACAGAAACAAAAAATGAAGCCACTCCTCCCCCCACAAAATAGTCATGGATCCCTTCTATATACACTTGTTCTGGTCATATTTCTGCTGCTGTCTCCCTCACCCTTTGGCCAAAATAGCTCCAACGGCAAGACGCTGAGGTGGCATTTAAAGATACATACATTTAGATAAAGAATGAGCTTACTCTCTTTTGATCAGGTAAGAGCAAAAGATATACATCATATTTATCGTGAGACGAAACCCTCAGGACACTATGATATGCTAATCATATCATTAGTGCATCAACCTCTTGACATGATACTCTATATAGCAAAGAATCTGAAGCGATTTGTTAAAGGGTCTTTCCTGTTAATCGTTCACGCAAATGGGCAGTCCGTAAATGAAGATGATCTACCACCCTGGTGTTGGTTAGCGAGGCAAACCATTGTAACAACTCATCCAACCACATCGTTACTCCACGCTATGACAGCGTGTATGGCGACAGCCTTAGACCATATACAGTTTATTAATTGTATGTATATATCATCAGGATCCGTATTTTTTCGAGAGTTTATCGTACCAACAGAACCCAGTGTTCACTTGGCAAGTCACGAGGATATTTTCTTCCCAGAGAAAGATTTTACGTATAATAAGCCTATTCCAATTGAATATCTGGGTAACTGTTCAGACTATTTGCTTCAGCAAGGGGGCGTAAATTATAAAGGTTGGCAATACAAGAACTATTTCCCAAGTGGAATGGATCTGGATACAGAAATACAAGACATCGTAAAAAAGCGGAATCTTTCCTTTATTAAGGGGGCGCATTCGCCTGGACAAGTCTTTCCTTATGAGGTATGTAAACACTTAGTCGAAGATATAAATGAATATTTTTTAACAACTCCTGTTCGCAAGTACTGTCTGGAAGAAATTCTCCCTTCTACGTATGCATATTCATATGCCTTGCAGCATGGACTTCAAGTCAAACGGAATATGGTGTACTATAATTGGTTAAAACAATATATAATGACAGATATTGGATTTATAGAGAATTTGCCCACGAAATGCCCAGATGCCTATGCGGTTGTAAAGGTTCCCTATGAGTTGAATCATCCCATTCGTGAACATTTCAAGGGATAGTGGTCGCAGAATATACGACCAGTCACCGAAAAAAGTCACTATAGATTCATCAATCCGAATCTAATGTATACCCCTTAGAATGTGTTGTTGCATAACAATCTGGAGAATAATGACCAGAGCGACCACAGCGATAACAAACACCCTGTTTCGTTTTTGCTTTTGAACTAGAAGGTTTACAGGATTTCTCATGCACACTGCAACCAAATGCGGTTGTAAATGTTCTGTCGCAGTAGTTACACTCATAGACGTCGAGGTCGACTTCTTCGAGTTTGACCTCGTCTTCATATACAATTGTATTTCCTGCTACATCTGTTTTTGCATAGCAGTCTTTGATCCAATGCCCCTTCCTGCCACATTGTTTACAGACATCCGTTGCTCCCCAAATCTCCATATTCAGAGCCTCCTTTTGAAAGTCGCTAAGCTTTAGTTCAGTATATGATCCTCCACGAACCTTCTCGATTCCATGCTTTAACATATACTCCTTGGTAACCTTATCTTCGTCAAAGGGAGATGCGTTGTCGATCGTTCGTTCCAGCGATATAGGAGGGTACTTTCTTGTCCACGAAGACCCTTGGCCATTCACATGCTGTTTGTATCGATTCGACACATTATTGCTTTTTCCAATATAATATCGTCCACCTTGAAGACGAAGAATGTATAATTTCATCTGGAACTGTGCTAGGGGTAAGAAGTTTCTTCATTTTTATAGGGAGAATATACGACCATAGACTAGTATGCCGATTACGGTAAACCCTCTCTTGGGAGATCAGGAACCACATAGAGAAGGGGGTCGATTCAATCCCCTATATGATGTTAGCATAGGACCCCTGTTCAATGCGGTTAATGTCGACAGTTTAGACGATGTGGCTCGCATTCTTCTTGGATACCAGGGGGTTGACTCTCGGGCAAAGGAAACCGATATTGATAAATCCGTCGAACTTGCTGTGCAACAAGGATATGTGAATAGTATTCGAGCGATTCTTCGCGAGTATCCAGACCGAGTCGACAAGGATATCTCTATTTTCCCCTTTATCACCCATAAGTGTAAGTTAGTTCATAGTAAACATGTCCGATCCTTGGACTGTGCGTATAAAACCCTATATTTACATGGAACCGCGAGGGCTCCTCCGTTACTCGTTGCTGTCTTAAATCGACAACTCAATGCTGTACGCGTCTTACTTGAATTCAAGGCTATTCATATTGAATGTATTGATCAAAAAGGAACACCTTTTACAATCCTTGATTGTTTACGAGGAATCTATAACGAGATGGAAAAAGAATCCTTGCCGCGGGCAGAACTTCAAGAGTTGTTTACTTTTTTCTTTATGAAGTCTTCTGTTCGATAATATCCAAGCGGTCTTGAATGTTCTTCAGCATATTAAAGATAGGCTCAAGAAAGTCTACCTTCTCTTGGTCATAATACCTGGCTAGAGGAATACTTTTTGAATAGCAATTTCGTACAATGCGTTGCTTCTTTTCATCAATGATATCCCCCAGAGTCTTCAATGGAAAGGCCTTTTTTACCTTTTCTTCGAGAGCCTGCTTCTCCTTCTCCTTCTCCAACTCAGCAAGTCTATACCGCAGAGCGATAAGTTCTGTATCAAGAGACGACATCTAAGACTCGATACAGAGTAGACCCGCCGGTTCAACTTTTCGTTAAGACCAGTCAATGATAACATAGGTGACCAAAGGATCAACTATAATATCACAGTTGATACAGTTCTCTTTGATCTTCTCAATAAACCGCGGGACAAGGCGTTCAGGGAGTTCTACCTTCAGCAGATCTAAGTTCAGGATGAAGCGGGTTTCGGATTTCGTTGCCAAATGCTCATTGATCGCGTCAAGAAGTTTATTCAGATTGTACTTAAGACATATGTTGTCATTTGCTTCGGTTCTGTTAAAGGTGTGGAGACGCTCGCGCGTGAGAGGAAATTCCATATATGTACTTTCATCTGCAGGCGTGGCAGGCGTGGCTGCCGTGGCAGCTGTGTCAGGCGTGACGGGCGTGTGAGGCGTGGCAGCTGTGGTAGCTGTGTCAGGCCTAGCTGCCGTGTCAGGCGTGACATCCGTGTCAGGCGTGTCAACACTTTCCTTTTTTGCTGCTGTCTCTTCCCGCAAAGAAATTGCATCGTAGATCAGCTCTCGAGACAACCCTGTATATTTCTCCACCTCTTTCAGTCGCAGATTGTTATTTAAATAATAATCTGCGGCAATAGCTCTGAGCTTCCCAACAATGCCTCGAACTGTTCGTTGATGAAGCTCAGCAATTTCCTCATGGGATTTCTTCTTCTGAACATCAGCCAGAAGCTTCGTTACCTCGTCAGCTGTCCATGGCTTTCCCACATTCTTATTTACCTCCTTTAACTGCTCAAGAAGTGACATGGCGGACTCAGGGTACAGGGGGCGAGGGGTTCAATTTTTTCAAAGCGGCCTGCATACGATATCTGTATCGACTAATATATGTCTGTGTGTCGTAAAAAATCCATAGTTGCCATTCTGGGTTTGGCTTTTTTTGAGTTCATAGGCGTGACGATTCAAGGCATCTCTCTCCTTTCGTGTTGACCCATTGGCGATAGGAGCATACACATCAATTGGTACATAGCCACAGATCCATCCCTTTTGCACATACGCCCGCGCAAATAAATCATGATCGCTATCATCAAGAAAAAAGTTCTGTTCGTCTAAATACCCTAGCTCTTTGACTTTCTCTCCATCCAGTAACAGGGGTCCTCGATTACACGTATTACCAATATAATAGTAGTTTGGATCAATTCCAAGTTCTTTAACTGTAGACTCCATACTCATACCTAATTTTCCATAGCCCAAGGTTATAGAAAAGTTGCAACAACATCTTCCAGAGATACCAATAATGCTAGGATCCTGTAAAAAGGGTTGCAGTAATCTCATGTTATACCCAGTATCGAGTATCTTCATATCAGCTTGTATTTCAAGAAAATACTTGCCTCTCGAACAGAAAAACCCAAGATTGTCAGCGCTTGTTTCAAATAAGGGCTGACTGCTGGTAAGAACAAGAACTCGTGTTAGATGGGGAACTGGTTGAAGGCTCGAATGCCAGGTAAGGATATTCCTCTCCGTGGCGTCTGAACATGCATCACAGATGAGAATCAGTTCGAATGTGCCCGATGTTTTCTGCACAATTGAAGTCAAATTATCAACGATGATATCCTCTTGATTGTATACAGGGACAGTGATCGAAAAATAGGGGATCTCCGTCGAATACACGGTATCAATTAATATATCAATGGTGCTGGTATTTGATGGAGAATTCACAAATACTCCCGCGGTATATCTGCTACGAATTTGATCCAATAGACTCATTTATAGATGTCAGAGAGATAGTATCTGCCTATATTCCGCGAAAAAATGAATCGAGGGGCTCGAGACTGATCAGTCCTGATGTTTCTCCTCCTTATCGCACTCGCAACAGCTCAACCGTATTCTCGCACCTACCTTCGCGGGATGGAGGTCGCAGAGAAGAGTCTGGAAGAAGATCGTTTTATTACCCAATCCATTGACTATATTCTGAATGGAGTTCTTACCTCGGCCAAGAAAGGCTTGACCAGCTTTAGTGTACCCTTCGAGGGGTGTGAGACGTATGTGAAGGGAAGGGGCGAGGCAGAGTATATGAAAGGCGTGACTGTATCACGGTGTAAAAAGGTTGTAACTGTGATTAAAAAGACCGTGCACAACCAATTCCCTGACAGCCGTATTACATATGAGGGAGGTGTGTATACCTTGAACTGGGATTAGCTGAGGTAAAAAATGAAGCTAGGGGCTGCGGGGAGATGAGTCCATATGATTCCCGTCTCTCGTGATGCCATGCTTAAGTTAAAGGGAGAGACCGATGAGGAGGATCGTCAGAAGCGAATCGAGAGTATTGTTCAGGCTGTCTATACTGCCGCCATTCGTCAGGCAAGAACAAGCAGCGATACCATCTATCGATACCAAATCCCAGCGACAAATCGTGTTCTTATCGGAGAACGATATGTCAGTGAAGAGGTGGCTACCCAATTGGGAATTTCTCCCAGCGACTTTCATGAGAAGAATATCCCAGAGATTCTTACTCGACTCCGCCATCTCTTTCCTGACTGTACGGTCATGATGAAATACTATATGGTGGGGCAGGATGGAAGCTTATCTGAGCTGCCGAGCGAGAATCTTCTTCCCTTTGTCTACAAGACGATGCTGGAACTTATTGTGGATTGGACTGGAGAGGGTCAAACCCCAAGGGGTGGAGAGGCTAAACCCCCTAAAGCAACTAACTATCGTCTAGCGAATCTTCCGTAACAGCCAGAAGGCTGCAGCAAATAATACACCTCCCCATAAGGTGTCCTGGATCGCGAAACTGAGGGGATACTGCTCAAAGATAGCATAGTTGGTAAAATCGTATACCGCATAGACGCAGAGACCAGACGCCGCCGCTCCTTGGACAGATGTTTGTTGAAGGAGTAAATAGCCGAGAGCGAGATACACAGGAATGGCCGACCATAGACGGAAGCGCAGGGGAGATCCTTGGATCCCTGCGACCATTTTTTGCGAGGCACTCGATTGGAAAAGAAGCCAAGGGATATCAATGAGAAGAAGAATCAGGGAAGCTGTTAATAAAGAAGTAAGTGTGAGCATTGCGTCTATCTAGGGAGGATAAAGTATTTACATCCAGCAATGAGAATTGAATCGCTTGATGTTCCCTTTGTTGGACATCGTACCTTAGTCATCGGATCAGTGGAACTTGCTCTCCACCGGTTTTCTCTGCTTGAATCTGCCTCCGCCTACAAGGGGAAAAATATCCTCGTTATCCAAGATCAAGATCTCGGCACAGGAAACCCTCTCCTCTTCAGAAAACGATGGGATTGTATTTTTCGCGTCAGTGATTCCTTTGATTATCAACTCCTTTCCACCTATGTGTCCAATGCACCAAAACCATCGCGCGTCTTTTGGATGTCTACGGGGAAGGAGATTCCTCGCGCACTCTGGTCACGCTGGACAGTGAGTTTACTTGGATGTTCTGAAACCATCCCCGCCTGTGACTGGGAAACGATTCTCTTTCCCTTAGGATACCCCATCGATAAAGTGGAACGGCTGATTCCTCGTACGTCGTTAAAGGAATTGAAGGAGCATTGGAGTGAATTACTGGAAGCAAAAGCCGCTCTGGCTTGGGTAGCGGAGAGCGGGACGATGCACTGGTACGATCCGTCTGAACGTGTCTATGATGCCCCTTTATTTACAAAAGAGGAAGCAGCGACAGTATTACAGGCCTTATCGTCGTGGGTGAAGGGGTTGTAACGTAGATAAATGAATATTAGTTTCAAAAAATTGACTAGGTGTATTCAATAGAAAGAGAGTCAATGTCTGACTGCGAAGGGAAAGGAACATGTTATACATATTGTGAGTGTGAATGTTATGATAGTGAAACCGATGAAGATCATGCGACGTGTTCTTGTGGCCATCGTAGCCATACCTTAAAATTCTGTCGTCAAAATACTTGCATTCATAATTGCGAATTCATTAAGTGTTCAAATTATGATATATGCGGTATTTCTACACCTGAATGGGATATGAAGAATCACCCAGGAGGAGAACTGGGGTTATGTTTTGATTGCTGGGCTTATCGTGGCAAATTGAAAAAGACTTCAGAGCCTGAAGAATGCTGTATTTGTTTAGAAGAAAAGATACTCGTAGAATTACCCTGTCATTCTACTCATAAAGTATGTATTGACTGTTGGGATAAATCTACTCAGGCGAAAAAGTTCCCTTCTATATGCCCACAGTGTCGCAAACAGATTGGTGCTTGGAAATGCAACGCACCATGGTAAATGCGTATTTAAATACCCAGGGGTCTTAACCTAATATGGAGAATATACCGAAAGATGCTATATCCAAAATAAAGAGAAGTATATCGGGAATTACATGTAAAGATTTTAAAACCTATGGAATAAGGGGTACGTTTAATTACAGTGATTTTATACAAAAAATAAAGGAACAGGAGAATAAATGTTATATATGTTTACAGGAGTTTCAATATAATGGCAAGCAATGGTGTTATTTTTTTCCGAGTGCTGATCGTATTTATAATTACATTCCTCACAATAAAGAAAATATAGGAATATCTTGTTTATTCTGTAATATCAGGATGTTCAAACAAATATCAGAGAAGAAATGCGGGTTATGCGAGGGATTAAGTCATGTTTATACAGGGGATATTATAACAAAATCGGATTTATTCAGGATTCTTGGTAATAACGATGACTATATTAAAGAATATATTAATACACGCAGTGTATCAGAAAAAAAAGAATACGTTAATCGCCTGAGTGTATCGGAAAAAGAGCAGCCCTGGGTCAAAGGACTTTAGAGAAGCTTCATATTCGACTGTTCCACTAAAAAGGAAATGCAGCACGACTCGACCAGGAGACCGTTTGCATACACCCCATAATTCATATCGCGGTTCTCATGCTCAAGGGCGAAATGGTAGATCGTATACGTTCCTTCAGATGCCCAGGGTTCAGCACGTTCATCGACACAGGCAGCGAGTCTGTACTTCTTATCTGTAACAAAGATACGTTTCATTTCCTTAATGAGAGCTTCCCTCTGGGTATCAGTGATTTTATTCACCAGGATAGCATGGGCACCTGTGAGAAAGAGATCTTGGGTCAGTTCAGGGTAGGCAGAGGGGGAGAGTTTGTAGAGACGTTCAGAGATGCGCTCAGTCGTTCCTGGATTCTTCATGGGAGAAGTTCCAATGTAGGCAAGGGGCTTTACTCCATACAATGTCTTGACCAGAGTACCTTTCCTCAGCTGTTCCACAGGGATATAGGTCTCAACTCCATTGACCATACAAAGAATTAAGCTGCCCTCGAGAAAACAAGGAGGTGGCTCTGGAGCAGAAGTAATTAAAAAGGTTGAGGTGTTTCCTGCAGGAATGGATGAAAACTGCCAGGGAGTAGGTGCCGCATAAGGAGCGGTTCCTAAGCCATAGAAATTTAGCCCATCTGTACTATACTCAATCCATCCATTAGTTCCACTCTGATCTTGGAAGGGGCTCGATAATTTCGCGTTACTATCACCAATAAAATTAACTCTATAAGGCTCATCATCTGCAACTCCATAAAAATTAGAAAGTGGTAAACTTAAAGTGGAACTAGAATTAATAGACGTTGCAGTATTGTATGAATATGGTACTGGATAAGCCAAACCAGCAATATATACAGTTGCCGTAAAATAGAGGTTTCCAGTATAGCCAGTAAAATTTGAAAGAGGAATGCTGGTTGCACTTGGACTTAAAGCCTGTTGAGTTGAGAAGCCAATGTCTGTCTTATTTGCTGCAATAACAAATGTAGCTGTATTTTGCGCAGGAATTGATCCTGATATAGTACTAAGAGGATCTCCTATACCCTGCCAGCTTGTTCCAGCATCTGTGGTATATTCAATCCACGCATACTTTCCAATATTGCGTTGGAGAACAGGATATGCATCTATTTTATTTGAATTACTTGTATTTTGTGTATATATAAATGGGAAAACGTATGTCGTTGGAGAATCATCATAATAATTATATGGAAGAAGAATTGGACCACTCTGAGCATCAACCGGATTATAAATTGTTAACCTAAATCGTACGACTTCTCCTGTAGGAATATTTATATTAGTAATTGCTAGTGTCGTGGCATTCGCTGGAAGGGAAGCAGTCGTCGAATAGGTAACGGACATCTAGATAGAAAAATGATTTTAATCGAAAAAAAGCGTACAGTCCCATGCTGACACAACAGTTTATTCGAGGATTGAAGGAATATAATTTATCCATGGAGGATCTTCACGCATGGAAATACTGTGGAGGAAATGAGGGGCGACATCAGAACTATTTCAAGATCAGTTGTCCTGAAACTCCTCTTCCTGACCCAACAGACAAATGCGTCTGTGGACATACCATCAAAGATAACTGTTACATTACAAATGGAACAGATATCTTAGTTCTAGGGAATTGTTGTATCAAACGCTTTTGTCCAACCAGTAAGAGGACTTGTGAGAAATGTGGAGCCGTGCATAAGAACAGAAAAGTCAATCGGTGCAACACTTGTCGTATTGGAGTATGTGATGGCTGTAATAGGGCATGTGATAAACGCTATCCCACGTGTTATTATTGTCGACCCGGATTTACTGGGTAGCAAATGACGTACATACCGTCGTGCAGACAGGACAGGTGGGAGTTTTGGCGAGCCATTTTTCTATCGCATCCCCTTGGAACACATGGAAACACGAGGTGACGCGGGCAGTATCAGCAGAAAGTTCGTCCAGGGTAATTGGGCAGTGATCCCCCTTTACCACAGAGGCTTCCGCAATAATATGGGCAATACGGGGAGGGATACTTGCCATAGGCGGGGGTGTGGGAGTAGCTATGGGTTCAGGGACAAGATCCCATAAATCAACTGTGGTATCTTGAAGGGTTGTGATGAGGGGAGAGGGAGTAGGATATTTCATATACGAGGGAGGAAAGATTTCCGAGTTGAGTTTCTTACAAATCGGTATACAGGACGATATAGTACGTCCTTCATAGTCGGCCAGGCTCAGATAGGTACCATCGCACGTCATCTGAACCATGCGACGTCGAATCGAAATATTCACCGAGGCGACCGTATGATTCAGAGATTTACGTATACGAATATCGCCTGGATGAACTGGTTCGGATGTAGGGAGCCATTGACGTTTAGTTCGACACCATTCCAAGATGTGATAGGTTCTTTTTTGTGGACGATAGAAACAAATATGTCTAAATAGGAATTGCCTAATCGGCATCTATTTATACATCATCATTGGCCTCTAAGTCTTTACTTCTTCATCAGCTTGAAGGTACCCTTCTTAGGCTTGTAGCCAGCCTTGACCAGATTCTTGAAGGCCTTCTTGCCCAGGGCGTGCTTCTTTCTGCTGATAATGCGCCCCTTGTGCTTCATCAGATCCTTCTTTGTCAGTCCACCGGACGTCTTTTCCGCGGTTCCGTGCCAGACGCAAGCCTTGCTGCCGATCTTTCTTGTCTTGTTCATTCTATTTAGGGCAACTATTTTCTGAGGGAGAACTATTTTCTGCTCCTGCTCTTGTTCTTGCGGCTCTTGTTCCTGCGGCTCTTAGACTTGCTCTTGCTGCGCATCCTCCTGCGGCCACCTACTGGGGCTTGGGGGGCTGCAGGCGCTGCAGGAGCTGCAGGAGCTCCATTCACGGGTATATTTGCTGGTCTTGCATTCGCAGGTGGTGCAACAGCTGCAGGTGGTTTTGATGCAGCGAGTCCCATCTATTTAGGAAGCAAGGTTTCGTTTTTTCCGCAAGTATCGAGAAAAAAGATGTGACTAATCGGAGCCTGGTCTAAACGAGAGAAACTTAAGATATGTAGTTCTATGTTCTTGTTCAAAGGTGAGTGCTGCTACTCATCAACGTCAGGCTTACCCGTAGTGGAACCTGTGCCCGTAGTCTCTGCTACAGTGGTATCTACACCTGTTTCTCCTGCTGTTGTCGAGTCTTCTGCTGCTGCAGTGGATTCTACTTCTGCTGTTGTCGAGTCTTCTGCTGCTGCAGTGGATTCTACTTCTGCTGTTGTCGAGTCTACTTCTGCTGCTGTGGATTCTTCTGCTGCTGTTGTAGTGGATTCTACTTCTGCTGCGGCTGCAGTTGAGTCTACTTCTGCTGCTGTGGATTCTACTGCTGCTGCAGTGGATTCTACTGCTGCTGCAGTGGATTCTACTTCTGCTGCTGTGGATTCTACTTCTGCTGCTGTGGATTCTACTTCTGCTGCTGTGGATTCTACTGCTGCTGTAGAGTCTGCTCCTGCTGTAGAGTCTGCTCCTGCTGTAGAGTCTGCTCCTGCTGTAGAGTCTGCTCCTGCTGTAGAGTCTGCTCCTGCTGTAGAGTCTGCTCCTGCTGTGGAGTCTGCTCCTGCTGTGGAGTCTGCACCTACTGTAGAGTCTGCACCTACTGTAGAGTCTGCACCTGCTGTAGAGTCTGCACCTACTGTAGAGTCTGCTCCTGCTGCAGTGGAGTCTGTTGCAGTGGAGTCTGTTGCAGTGGAGTCTGTTACAGTGGAGTCTGCACCTGGTGTGGATTTTGCAACAGTAGAGTCTGGAGTGGAGACCGTTACAGGGGCAGTGGAGGTCTCTGCAGACTCTCTACCAATGGCAGAGGGTGTGCTGACATCAGAGTCTGGGGAGAGGGGAGACTCTGAGTCAGAGTCAGAGGGAGACTCAGAAGACTCCAATTCAGAGGAGGAGGATGCCGGTAGCGATCGTTTGGAAAACAGCGATCGGTACCACGACATGATCCCATCAAAAATGGGAGTCATTACATCTGTTACAGGGGAAGACTTGCGCATTATTCTAAGTAAAGTGAACACAAAAGAATATCTAACTATACGTGGTGCGTGTATGCCATACGATGAGCTCAAGGATGTCCTCGATAATTTTGATCATATTGCCTACAGAGAGAACGATAGACGATGTCTGAGTGCACTCCAGCGTCTGTTCATGTCCTTATCTCTCATGCTTTTCGTATACTCTATCTATGCTTCCCCCCTCAAGTAAAAGAAAATTCTCTGCATTATACAAGTCTACATTGATACTGTATCACTGTCGACTTAGATACGAAGATACAAACTCTCAGCAAGAATGGTATCCCTCAGGATCATTGTCCGCCCCTCCTCCAAGAACTTCAGCATCTCCACATTCGACTGAAGGGTCGCCAGCGCCTGCAACTCCTCTAAGATCGCCGCCAACTTCAAGATCGCCTTTTGCACCGCTCCCTCAAACAATCCATACGTATGAGCAAGCTGTGCCAGACTATACTCCCCTGAAATCCATGCCTGCATCGGCTCAATCCACTCCTCTGACAGCTCCCAGAAATCGGTATAGAGAATACCCTCCTTTCTCTCGGCATTAAATCCCTCCTCCGCCTGAAAGTGAATGAAATTCACATGCTCAGCCACACGTCCATCAAGCTCCGCATGAACCTTCGTCTCCTTCGGCTCCCCCAGAAAGATCGCCAGAGTCGTCAACACATCTCGCAGAGTGTAAGGGGTTATAGACTTGATACGCTCTAAATATAGCATATACTCAGTTAGTAGGAATGGATGACCCTCATTACATTCAGATGCTAGACGCCCCTTCTCTGTTAGAGTATATACATCGTTCTCATAAGTTACGTATTCGAATTCCTCCAGAACCCGAAATCGTAGAAGAACCTCTGGGACATCGAGTAAAGAAGAGCGCATCGAAGAAGAAGCGTTCCGTAACCCCTGCTTCTTCTTCTCAAACTCAAGATACTCTTGGTACTGGTCAAATAGTGATACCCATCGCAACTTCACATAATCCTGTTTCCACGCATCATACGCACGGATGGCTTTCTTTTTTGTGGAATTGTGACTGTTTGCGATCACTGTTTCGAATTCGATTTTCTTGGAGCAGATCGATAGCTCCTCATCGGAAAAGTTCAGATTCTTCTGTTTCTTCTCAAGCTCAGCAATATCAGCCTCCAGAACTTTCCTATCTTCGTCTTGCAGAGCCTTCCAATATGAATCGCTCAACAAGGTGTTGACATTAATCGATCCATTCAGAGCCTTGAGAAGGAAGGAATACTGGAACATCATGCGCGACTGAAAACTGCTGGCCTTTCCTGTGAGCATCGTTTGAATCGTAAAGAGATCAAGGGGATCGCGCTCAGGAATATAGAGAACCAGCCCCTTATCATCCTTCCCCCTCCTTCCTGCTCTCCCTGCCATTTGGATATACTCTGAGGACAAGAGAGGGCGAAAGGAATTGTCCGTGAACTTTTCCAGAGAGGTAAAGATCACCGTCTTGGTGGGCATATTAATTCCAACCGCAAAGGTCTCTGTTGCAAAGAGAAGCTTAATATATCCCTTGCTGAAGAGAATCTCCAAGATCTCCTTCAGGAACGGAAGGAGTCCGCTATGATGAAAGGCAATGCCACGAAGAGCTAGACGCCGCAGAGTATGCATCTGAGGACTGGTTTCGAGTAGACTCTTATATCTCGCCAGATGAAAGTCCCAAATATGTGCTACCGCAGCTGAATCTGAAGAATCCAAGAAGGTTTGCGGAACCTTGGCTGCATAGGATTCACACTTGACGCGCGAGAAGACAAAGACCAGAGCGGGCAGAGAGGCGTGGGTCTCCAGCCATGTGAACGTCTCATGCAGAATATGCTCAAATCCCTTCACATGCACCTTCCCTGAAATGGCACCCTCAGTACCCGCCCGCCGCTCATCCTTCACCTTCTGACGAAACTTATCCACCGCCGTCAGAGTTCCCTTGCGCTCATTCAGCCAGGCACGATAAGACTCGGCCAAGAACTGCTCCTTGGGAGTATAGATCGTCAGAGGAGCACCATCAGAAATCACTGCATGCTCAAGAGGAACCGCGCGCCACTGAGTGCTGATGAGCCAGAGCCGTACCTGCTTCAGATTCGCTAGCCAATTTGCAAAGATCTGGGGACTGGAAAGCGTGGCCGAGAGAAGAATCAAATGAACAGTGGGAGGGAGCAGAATGAGCGTCTCCTCCCACACATGCCCCCTGTCAACATCATTAATATAATGAACCTCGTCAAAGATCACTGAATCCACTCCATCCAGGCTCAGTAGCGCCGAGGTTCCCACGGACTCCGTGAGACTTCCCTTCTTGAAGAGAAGATTGCGAAGAATCTCCGTCGTCATGATAATGATCTGTGCATCAGGAATGAACTTGATATCACCAGTCATGATACCCACCGTCGCATCAGGAAAGAGCTTCTTGAGATCATGATACTTCTGGTTACTCAGACTCTTAATAGGGGTTGTGTAAAAGACGCGCCCGCCGCGCTGAAGACTCTTGGCGATCTGATACTCGCCAACAAACGTCTTGCCAGACCCCGTCTTTGCGGTCACCAGAACATTCTCACCACGCTCAATTGCCTCAATAGCAAAGCGCTGAAACCGATCTGGCTCATATCCTGTAACAAGGGCAGGAGATGCCGGCAGAGCAGGCACTTCCTCGGTATCAGACACAATTCGTAAGAGATTAGAAACACTGCGTAACATATCAGATGCAGTGCTCAACATGTAGGGACTAAGATCCGGGAGAACTTAGACATCAACTTTGTTCAATGACCTTACCAAATACACTTGGATTAAAGATGAAAAAGGCAAGCACAAAGGCCGCTAACGAAAAATAGATGCAGAAGGCATCGTTGGGGTTTTTTGCATAGCTGTGCACCATGGTTTCAATACATCCCCATACTCCAACCCACCAAATAATGACAAGTAAGGAGATTCCAATTAATTGTATTTCTTTCATGTCTAAGGATACACTAGATTAAGTCTCAAGAACACTCCTTATACCAGACCAGCTCCTCGCCACCCACTGTGCCAAAGAATGCATCTTCCACTGTATGAACGACTCCATCCAAATTGAACTCCCAATGCATCGTCATCCCATCGCCTGACCCCATGCGATACGAACGGACAAAGCGACCCACCTTTCGCTCCGTCGTCACCCCTTTCTTTGTCACAACCTCGATATACGACTTTGCCGTATCCAAGTTTCCCCTGTTGCACCTCGTCTCAAGCATAGTATAAATGGCGTCCATGGACTTCCTCAGCTACTCGACTCAACGTTCACTTTTTTTCTGCGCGAAACACGATCTTATCCTTCCAGTGCGGCAGGTTCGGATTCTCATACCAGGTGATCTTGTACGTCTCTCCCTGGCTCACCCCTTTAACTGTAATTGCTCGATTCCACTCAGGAATCCAAACTCGCTTCTCACTCACGGCAGTCCCCTCCACTTCCCTCACGGGACCAGACAGGACATTCATAAAGAAGATATCACGAGTAAACGACTTTTCCTGCTTTTGCCGCCGATTTAACTCGAGAACTAGCTGAGGAATATCAACCTCGTAAGGAGGAGAGCCCAGAATCTCCTTGACTATCCTCTGGTTCACCAGATCACAGTATCGACGAATAGGAGAGGATGCATACGCATAGGCATCACGACTCAGTCCATGATGAACCACATTCTCCTCACGCGCATCCACATATTCTGCTGCCGCTAATCCAAAGGCGGAAAGTCCTGCCAGTCCAATGGTATCAAGTAACGTCTGCTTCTTTCCTGAATGCCGGCGAAGAATGCCCTTTCCCTCTTTCCGCAAGAGAGTCCCCACGGTGGTGTTATAGAGAATCATGAGCTCCTGCACCCAATGATGAGAATCCGATTCGCCAGTATAATCTCTCAGCGCGGCCAATTCAGGAATGGTGTTCACCTTTTGCATGGCCTCATCATATGTGAAGGACTTCTGGCATTGAATGAGAGTCTTTGCCCATTGAGGTTCTGCTCCTGGCGAAAGAATGAGGGAAAGAGCAGGTTTACGGGATCCAGGGAGAAGCGAGGCCGCCTCTTCAATCGTGGGAGGAAACATAGGAGCCAGTGCCGCGCCCTCAGTGGAGTAAAAGGAAGTGGCGCGCAGTTTCGCCACCTGATCCACCTTTGATTCAGGGGGAACCCAGGATGCGACATCAGCGATGTGAATATAAATCTTCCAGCCTGTCCCTTCACGAACGACGGTGAAGGCGTCATCCACGTCTTTACATCCTGGAGGATCAATATGAAAGGTATAGCCATCTACCACCTCTCGCGGCTCATCGAGAAATGGCTGGACGGGAGAAGGAAGAATCTTTCGAAGCTCCTTTTTACTGTCATAGGCATAACTCATGAGCAAGAGCGTTTTCTCCGTATGCTCGCTAGGCTTTCCCAGCAGCTGAACAATGGATCCGCGCGTGCCTTCCATAGGTTCAATAATCGCATGGACATTCGTACTAAAGTCGCGGATACTGGAAGCAACGGCAAAAGGTGCCCACCGTTTGTCATAGGGGATGAAGCGAAAGAGAGGATGGCCATGACTCGAGATTCCGTAGCGAACCTTTGAGGTCAGTTCGAGAGTTCCTGCGATCCAGCTCATGTGGACAAGTCGAGAGGGGCTGCGAGGAAATCATTTTTTGGGCAGGTGAAAAAATTGAACGCGGGCGCCGCCCGTGAGCTGAGTCCCATGGAAAAGAAGCGCTTTACCTACATTCGCACAGCAGATGGAAATGTCCAGTGCCCCCACTGCGACTATGTCCGCCCGCTGAAGAATATCTCATCGGTGCATGAGCATATCAAGGCGAAACATTACGGAACCTTCAAGCACAAGTGCAAGCATTGTTCCTACGAGTCTGCGGTCAAGCAGAATCTAGATAGTCATATTCTATCGCGTCACCCTGAACATTCGGTGAAGAAGCCAAAGGAGCATGTCTGTCCCGTCGAGACCTGCGACTATGCCTCAAATACTCGCGGGCAACTCAGGAGTCATTATTTGCTGAAGCATATGAGCGAGGAGGTGAATGTACTTCTCGGAACAACGCAAGATGGACAGATCCAATGTACATGTTGCGGGGATTCCTTCAAAAGTAAGCCGTCCTTCGTCTACCACGTCGTCAACTGTCTTCCCCCAGATATGCTGGCCGATCGAGAGATTCAGGAGGGTTTGGGCTTGTCTGACGGCTTGTCGTAAAGTGTATCGGGAAGAAACGTTCGCATATTACTCACCATGAGGATCAATTGATACAGATTGTATCCTAAGGCAGCAAAGGCCGCTAATCCCAGGACTTCAAATGCCCATTTTGGTGTGTTATAGTCATTTTTTCCGATGTAGACCAGGAGTGGTCCAACAAAGAGAATATGCATGATATTCACCCAAAGAAAGGGTGACTTTTCCTTCCAGCGTTTTACGGCCTTGTACAGATGATATAGGATAATCACTAAGCCGAGAATGGCGAGCCAATGATAGACCCAGAGAGGTACGTATCCGCGGAAAAAGGCAATGTAAAAGAGGAGAGGAAAGACGACGAGGATATGAAAAACGAACAGGGCTATGGCCATCTAGGGATGGGCGGGAAAGTATCCCTAGAATGGTACTCTGAGCTTGTCACCAGGCATGAGTGGTTTGAAATACTTTGTATAGTGGCGGATAACCTCCTCCACGGACGCCTTCTTTGCCTTTGGATACAGATATAGTTCATAAGCATCTTGAGACATATTGCTGGATAAAACTGCGGCTATTGTCGGATCTTCCTCGAACTCGGCCAAGACCGTATGATATTTTTTGGTCGTTCGATTGGGTAATGAAATATGTTCATGTGTTTTATCGTTGTATACGACGACCACAGTTTTCCCGGAAGCCAAGTCGCCCCAGAAGCGTTCCAGCTTTGGATTTTTTCCCCAGACAGAATCCTCCGAGACTCGGCATGTTTTTGTCACCTTACGTTTTCTTGTTTTCGATACCATCACTACCAGTATGCTATATTAATCGCCGTTCTATTCAGTATAGTCTTGCTGCGGAATTACTCTCCGAGTGTATACTCCAATAAAATGGGTGAGAGATTTTCTTCACTATAAGTATAGATGTCCAGCAATACAGGAAAGGGGTATGTGCCCAGATTTAATGGATCTTCTGCAATGGGGGGCAGACAGACTGTTAATAACCGAACTGGTAAGGTGGTAAATTACACCAATGCCTCTCAAGCTGCACCCCAATTTAATGGATCTACCGCAATGGGAGGCAGAAATACCTATAATGCACAAACTGGTAATGTTGTTCCTTACACCAATGCGTCTCAGGCGTATGTGCCCAGATTTAATGGATCTTCCGCAATGGGGGGTAGACAGACCATTAATAATGCAACTGGTGAGGTGGTAAATTACAGCCAGGCGTCTCAGGCGTATGTGCCCAGATTTAATTATGTGCCCAGATTTAATGGATCTTCCGCAATGGGGGGTAGACAGACTACCAATGAGGAAACTGGTGAGGTGGTGAATTACAACATGGCCTCTCAAGCTCCTGTGCCCAGTTATATGTATGGATCTACCACATCGGGCGGCAAACTTAACAATAACAACGTATCTGGAGGAAGGCGGAGACTGAGGAAGACCAAGCAGAACCGCAAGCAGAGCCGCAAGCAGAGGAAGAGCAGGCGGGTTTAGATTCATCCTGTAAAAGTTAGATGATCATGCGAAGCATCATCATCTAACTGAGCTCATAAGACAGCCCCTAGAATCGGTGAAAGTAATGGTGAATCAAAGCATCCGCATGTTCAAGCGCTCCTTCCATCCATGCCTGTTTGAGACTATAACTTTCTCCACACACGTATACATCGGGGAGATGTGTCAAAGGGCGCATGATGGCTTTCGACTCTTTAGCAGGATCATAGGAACCAGGTTTCCAATAGGTACATCCATCTTCCCAATAGTGTGTCGAGGTATGCGTCGGCATCGGAATCATCTTCGAGGGAAATAAGGTCTGTAATTGATTGACCAGTTCTTTGTTCAAGGCATCCTTATTTTTGCTGAAGGCATGCCACACCTCTGTATCATCCGCATCCGTATAGGAAGTCATAATCAGACCAGTATCAGCGCGAATAGGAATGATATGACGCAATGGATTACGGGTAACGATTCGCGGCATTCCTTCAAACCAGACCTGTTTCTGTACCTTGGGAAAGATGGAATAAATGCGATACAGAGGGGTCATGGCTAAATGATTGAGAATAGGATACCGAGAAAAGGGGTGGATCTTTCGCAAGGCATTTGCATGCACGGCAAAGATGATCTTCTGTGCCTTGAAGATCCTTAGATCAAAGGGAGTTCTCACCGTGAGTTCCATAGGAAATGATTTCGTCGAGTTCACCCCTGTCACCTTATGCTCATAGAGTACAGTGACTCCGCGAGCAATTAGCTCATTCAGCATCCCATCCGTGATGGCGCTCAAGCCTTCCTTTATTCCGTAAAAGGTTTCGTCTTTGGAGAATTCTGTCGAGAAGGCCAGATCAGCGCGCATCGTAATCATTTCGGAACGATAGGGAAAATAGGACAGGAAATCATCCACCACCTCTTTATGTAAATACTTGCGCAGAATCTCTTCGACCGTGTAATATCCTAGGCTCTCTTTCGGAACTTTGCTGAGAAGCGATTGAATGACTTTAACAATGGTATGCCAGACATTTACATTCAGCCCCTTGCTATCAGCATAGAGACTTTC